CTTAAACAATTTAGTTCAATTCAAGGATATTCAATAGGTAGTAATAATGGTGGTCTTGCAATTTATACTCGTGATGCTGGTTCAAATAATTTAGCTGTTATAGTTGATAATAATAGAGCAGTAAAACCTGGAGCAGATAGTGCTTATGACTTAGGCACAAGTTCTTTGACTTGGAGAAACATTTTTGTTGAAAATATAAAATTCCCAGGTACACAAGTTGCAAGTGCAGATGCAAATACTCTGGATGACTACGAAGAAGGTACATGGACACCAGCTTTTCCAGCAAACACATTAACAGGAACTCTACAAGGCACTTATACAAAAGTAGGTGATTTGGTAACAGTATTTTTTAATGGTCAATCTTTGGATTATGATGGCTCTGGAAATTCAAACATAATAATTACAGGCTTACCATTCACAACTGCTAGTTCTGATATGGGTGTTGTATTTACAAGTAGTGTAGCATATTGGGCAGTAAATATTACAGGAACAGGAGTTATACAAGGATATGTAGCATCAAATACTTCACAAATTGAGTTATTTGAGGCTGTGGATAATGGAGCAATGACATCGGTAAAAGAAGATCAATTTAGCACAAGTTCTGGAAGTGCTTTAAGATTCACACTTCAATATAAAGTTTAATTGGATAATTAAAAAGGAAAAATAATATGGCTTTATCAAAAGTAGAAAAAGATGATTATGAAGTAAGAGGTGAGTGGAAACATATTCAGATTCGTACTAAAACATCAATAATGGAAGATGGAAAACAAATTTCATATAAATATAGTAGAAGAGTATTAAATCCAGACATGGATGTATCTGGAGAGTCAGCGGAAATACAGGCTTTAGCTAATGCTTTGTGGACAGATGAAGTGAAGAAAGCTTATGAAGATAGTAAGAAAGAAGATTAATTAACAAACAAGGAGTCAATAATGGCTAAAAAAGAAAAAGAAAAAAAGCCAGTTCTTAACTTCGATGACAAAGAATATGTTATTGAGGATATGACTGATGAACAAAAATCAATGCTTAACCACATAAACGATCTACAAAATAAGATGAATACCAATCAGTTTATGGCAGATCAATTAGCTGTAGGTAAAGAAGCGTTTATTGGAATGTTAAGAGAATCATTAAACAAGGAAGAAGAAGCCGAGTAATGATTGTAAGACGATGTGCCTATGACCACGATATAGTCATACATAAAAATAATAAACCAAACATGGTAAAGACTATTGAGCTAAGTGATGGTACTCTAACCACTATTACTTACCCCAATGCTTACAATTATTTTTTAGTGGTTGATGGTGAAATTGTTAAAAAGTCAAATTCCTTTTCAACAATAGAAAACGCTTATGTGGCTAAGTGTGCAGAAGTGCATGACGATGGTCATGGGTGCATTGATATAATTAGACATAAACTAGTAAACAATAAGGTAGTGGATAGATGAGATCACCAATATCTAAATTAGTAGAGTGGCAAATAAAAACAGGACAACTTGATGGTTGGACTGCTTATCATTTAGGAGCAGGAGCTTTTTTCTGCAAAATATTCCAATGGCTAAATTGGAGTGATTTATGGTGTGTTTTAGGTGTTTTGATACTTGGTATAGCTTGGGAGATTTTCGAGTGGATAGTAGAGGATTATAAGCCTTATGGCACTAAAAAAATATGGGCATACAATACAATGGCTGATATAGTTGTAGAAACTGGTATAGCTTGGTGGATGGTGCTATGAACAAAGTAATTAAAACATTGAAGAACGGAGATTTTGAAGTTGTTAGTACGAGTTATGATATTCCTGTTAAGTATATTGACAGTACAAAGTTGTGGAAGTCAAGGTTGGATAGTCGCAAATATACCTCTCACACCACAGGATACAGTTATAAATACAGTTTTTATCGAGATAGTGGATGCTGATTCTGTGGTTCATTGGTTTCATGGCAATATCAGCGATTATAGTAATTGGTGTTATAGGCATGAGCAACTGGAAGAAGTAAGGATTAAATGATGGGTGTGGCAGAAATAATTGAATTATATGGACAGCTAGGAGCAATGGGAATAATGACCATTGGGTTTTTATTCCTGCTTAACAATTTAGTCAGATCGCAGAAAGATCAATCAGAAGATTTAGATGTAATTAAACAAGATATATCAAAAATGCAAACAGAGATAAATTCCGTTTATTCAATATGTGTAAAATTAATTGACTCTATTAATGGTTTTAAAGGAAGTATTAATGATAAAATGGATCGTAGACATGAAGCTATGATGAAAGAATTAGATGATTTAAGTGATAAAATTAGTTATATGTCTGGAAGAATAAATGGTGGGGGTAAACATTAATGGATAGTTTAAAAGTTGCTTCAATAAGCTTTGCAAATTATGGAGCTTATTTAGCTGAAATTAACTTACTATTACAATGTATCGTAGCAATAATGAGTATAATATACTTAGGAATAAAAATAAAAGGAAAAAAGTAATGGACATTAAATCAATGTTAGTAAAGGTTGCTGAAGAGCAAGCAGATAAAATGAAAGAACAAGCTGTAGGCTACACCCAATCAGAAGAGTTTGCAGGTAAAATGGCTCAGTTAATGAATGATAAAATAAACATTCCATTTGTAAAAGAAGAGAAAGAAGGCGAACTATTTAAAGAGTTTGCTGAAGTAGTACAAGATTTAATTGCAGGTATATTTAAAAAGTAATGCCTAAGAAACGTGATCCAAGATTAGCTAGGTATGGACTAAAAGGGTACAATAAG